TTATAGATTAAAGTCTTTCCCAATTCTAAAATTTTACCTGTTAAATATATTTTTGCTGCTAATTTATCCATTTTTATCACTCCTATTTTGTTATTTTTGTTAAAATCAATTCTAAGCCGCCTAGCAAGCCCTACAATTAATTTTTATCTTACTAAGCGACAATTATCCAAAAACTTTTTTAACGTTCTCATACGGCTTGTAACAAAGTCTTTTTTTTAAAAACTACTTAAGTTCAAAATGTGGTGTATCATGCATTTTCCAATTTCCACCCCATTCAACATTTACGTTTTTACTTTTTGCAACAGCCAAGATATGATTTGCTATTAATCTTAATTTCTTATCGTCATATCCTTCATCTGATGTAAATTTTCTATACACGCCATTTTCGATAACTCCGCAAGGGAATATGTCAACTGCATGTCCGTATCCATCAGATTTTAATTGATGATTAGATTTAAATGTTTTTCCGTCACAATTAGTTACTTTTTTTAATTTTTTTCCTTTTTTATCATATAAAACAGTTCTTCCTTGTTGATATAAAGCAAACTGTTCCTCTGTTGTTCTAGCACCGTCTGTGATTCTAAAATCAAACGGACTATTTACAATTGCAGCTTTCATAACTTCAACTAACTTTGGATGTACTTTTTTCATTTTATCTAGACTTTCTTGACTAAAAGAATACGTTCTATTTTCCATTGTTGTATTTTCCTTGTCCCAATCTTTCAAATATTCCTCCTTTCTCTGAACTCTGTTTAACCAACCTGTCAAAAATCTTTCTTGTGTTTTATCGGCTTCAACTTTTCCCTTGTAATAAATTCTCTGCAAGTTGTGATAAACTTCTAAAAATTTACCAGGATCTGCTGCATTCAATGCTTCCAATGTTTTATTTCCAATTATTCCGTCTATGTCTAAGTTTGCATTTGTAAGCTGATTTATAGCAATCTGTGCGTTTTTGATTCCGTTTTTGCCACTATTCACAGCCCAGTCGCATATAGATAGTGCTACTTTATCATTTGCAACTTTATCTAGTTTGTTTCCTAAATAATATTTTTTTAGATATATATTTTTTGCAAAATCCATTGTTAAATCTTGCATATCTCCCTTATATCCAAATTCTCTTGCTTCTTCTTCAATTATTCCATATTTTGTTTTTCCACCCTTGTCGTGCTCGTCATTAGAATATCCTCCTTCTACCATTAATAAATAGTCAAATATTCTTTCAAATCTGTCCATTTAAATCACTTCCCTTTTTTAATTTTGAAAAAAATCTTTTACATCAAGTTCTAACATCTGATCAATAGTATATCTACTGATTCCAATAACTGCCATTTGTTCTGCTACATCTGCAATTTCAATAATATCTTGTATTTTTTTAGCTAAATCTTTTAATTCAGTTCTATTTAACTCAATAAACTCAACTAAACCCTTGTCATTTAAAACTTTTACTTTTTCAATCTTATCTTGTTCTAACAATGACATCAATGAAAATTTTAATGCTAATCTATTTCTATTTTCTTCATTGTTCTCGAAAGTGTATTTTTTACCAGCTTTTTCAATTTCAAGTGCTTGATTTAAAAAGTTTAATTTAGTTTCAACTAAATCTTTTGACGCTTTTGTTCTTAATTCTTTTAACTTTTTATTTAGCAAATTGTTATCAACTTTCCAAGCGTGAGAATCTTTATCCCACACACTCCAATCATTTGGTTTTGCAATCGTAACAATTGTTTCATTGACCTCATCCAAATAACTTCCGTCTGATAGAGTTGTTTTACCAGCTTTTATTTTTTCAACTTCAGTCATTTCTCTCAACTCTCCAGTTTTTGAATCAACAGTTGGATTATTTAATAACACTCCGGAAAATTTCATTGTTTCTTCGTTCCAATCAGGATAAAACAGATTTGGATTTTCCTTAAATTCCTCTGCTGTTGTAACTGTCGGTCGTGCTATACACTCCAACGAATTTGTTTCATAAATGTAAACTATTGTCATTTTTATCGCTCCTTTTCTTTTGTTTTTTATCATTTCAAATCTGTGCTAACTTATGAATTTGCACGAAATTTAAAAATACAAATACTGATTTTTAAAGACTTTGAGATGATTTTGGTTTATGCTTATATACATTTTTTATTAAATTACTAAAATCTAAAATATGCACAAAGTCAATAAAATCAATAAATATTTTTCAAAATTCTGTATAAATTCATAAATTTCTTTACTATTTACTGCTAAAATCCAGCCTTTTTCCTAATTTCTAACAGTTTATTTTTTCTTTCTCTTGCACTTGTCTTTTTGACATAATGTTTCTTCGTAACATCTGTTCCGCTGTGATTTGCAAATTCACTAGCTAGGTCAATCCCAGCTGTTTTTGCAATAAGATTAATGCTTGTTTTTCTAAGCGAGTGTGGATATAAATTTTCTATCCCAACTAACTTCCCAATTTTCTTCACTCTATCTCTTATCGTACTTTTACTCATTTGCTTAAATACACCACCATATTTAGTCGTTAGTAAGTATTCAACGTTGTCATTCCTACATCTCAACCACCCCCTTATCAAATTTACTGTTTCCTCGAATACAGCAAACTCCACAATCTTTTGTTCTTTTTCTACTATTCCAAATATTACTCCGTTTTCTAAATCAATATTGCTAATCTTAATTGATTGCAATGCCGAAATCCTACAAGCTGTGTCAATAATCAAGTTAAATATGATCCTGTCTTGTAAATCATACCGTTTGTCCATTTCCATTTTGATATTAATCTCAATTATCTCTTTATTTGTAAGATAATAGCTATTTCTCCGTTTTTCCACATCAGTAACCTTTAATCTATCCAATTTATCTCTAAACGGATGTGTCGCTATCAAATCCCGCTTAACTGCCCAGATACAAAAACTGCTAATTGCCGTAATTTTGTTATTAATCGTTCTAGCGTTGTTCCCTTTCACTTCTCTGCAATATCTTATGTATCTCTCCAATATGCTTACAATAAACTTTAATGTATCTTTACTTAATAAATAACGATTACTCTCATACACTTTCAAATACTCAACAAACTGTTTCATATTATTGCAATATGTCTTGTAAGTCGTATTCTTGGCTGCTTCATTTTTCGCTATACAGCTGTTTAGATACTCCCAATAAATTTCTGCATTTCTCCCTTTGATTAATTCCAATTCCATTTTTACCATCTCCTCTATAATATCAATATTAATATTATAGACTGGAAAATTTGTCTAAAGTTGAAACAGGAAATTTTGAGCAAAACGAAATACAAGGATTTACTTCTGTTTCTTTATACAAAAAAGCTGGAATAGTTTATTTGTCTATAGACGACAATCAAAAATTAAACAGCAAAAAGAACGGAGATGTAATATTAACTCTCCCAGTTGGTTTCCGCCCTCGAAGTCGTGTGATTTTTTCAGCTAACACAAGCTCGAATCAGGCATGTGTCTTTAGTGTTGATACACAAGGGCGAATCATTCTTATGTCATCTTTTAAATTGCAAGGATATTTATATTTCAACATATCTTTCTTAATGTGATTTACACATTTTGGAAAATTTATCCAAAGTTCAGCAAGCGAGACTTTACGTTCATGCAGAAGCAATTGGTACTGGAAGAACTACATGTAATATTGTAGAAAAAGTTGGGAATATAGTAACTATCATTTTTGACAGTGGTAACGCTCTCAGAAACATTAATGATAATACTGTTATTTTTCAAATTCCAGATGGTTTTAAGCCAAAAACATTTTTGTCCGTAAACGCTTCACAATACAACGTTTCAAACGGGACGGTATACATTGAGCCTAGTGGAATTGGAAAATGGAAAGGTGCAACAGTTAATTCCGCTAGTATTATTTTTTCAGTTAGTTATATTGTTTAAGCTAGTTTATTTAGCTAAATATACAGCATTTATATATAAAGCTGAATTTGTTCTTGCTCCACGCCACACAACATTTCCATTTGTTTCTATATGAGCAGCCCCGCCACTTGCAGAATTGATTATTCCGACAGAAACTGGAGTTAAGAACTTTGGACAAAATTTTTCAGGTATATTAAAAAGGACATCTCCGTAATTACGACCATTGTATAGTTCATTAGAGTCCAAAGTCAAAATACAAACGTTACCGATTTTCTGAATTAGCCCTACTGTTAATCGTGAATCAATTGCATAACTTTCAACACTGTACAAATTTTCCACTTTGTCCGAAATCGGCTTATTAGAAATAGCCCTAAATTTCCCTGAATCGTTGTATGTCAGACTGTTGTCTCCGATACATTCATAATAGAATTTTGTAACATTATCATAATAAAACTTACCTTTCGTTTTATTGCCGATGTCCTGTATGTTTCCACCAAATTCTAGTCCTAATATTTCAGCTAACCGATTTCCTTCTAATGCCGTTCCTTTTTGTGATCCGTACAAAGTGCTATCTGATAAAACAAAAGAATTGTTTTTGAAGTTGAGCAAATATTCCTTTTTGTCTTTTAAAATCCCTTTGTCAATCTTATCTAACATACTATTTTTTAATTGATGAATCTGATATTCTGTACCACCTAATTTTAAAAATACATCCTCAAACTGATTTTCTCCATCAATTCTAATTAACAATTTTAATCCGTCAAATACGCCAAACTCTTCGATTCCAGTCAATGCAACTTCGTAGATATCTTTGTTAGTTCCTACTGTTCTAATTGTATCTAGAGTATGCACCAACCCTTTTTGTAAATCATTCATGACTTGTGCTGACAATGTTGTCCCAACTTGAGTTGCTGTTTCTTCACCTTTCCAAATATGCCTAACCAATCCAGTACCAACATCGTTTGCATTTTCAACTTTGTAAACATCCAAATTCGTTCCTATCCAATCCTTTATTTTTTTTAACATCTATCTTACTCCTTCTTGTGTAATTACATTTATTCTTGCTAAATTACTCTCATAACTTTTTTGTTGCAAAATCTCATCATAAAAGCTATCCTCTATTTTTAAAATTCTTTTCACTCCAACAAAGGCCCCGTTTGAAATATAACTAGCTGTCTGCACTTTATATTTAAAATCAACAGTTATTTCCACACCTTTCGCTCTTATTTCAAGCAAAATATTTAAGATACTCTTTTT